AGAGGTAAAAGCCTTAATACTACATCATGTGCAAAACTTAACAAAGCAGCGTTTACTATTAACACTATTATTAAGACCCTATAAATGATTATAGTAACTATCCTAAACAAAGAGTACCAATTACGTAATGAATGGGCTGATAACACTATTAAACAGATGTCTATAGCTCAAGATTATATTGACTCTATGCCTAAATGGTTAGAACAGTATATTTATTCAGACAAAGAAGATACACCAGTAAGCGAGGTTAAGTTATTAGAGTTCTATATTGATTGGATATTAATATTTTCAGACATACCTAGAGATTATTTAGAGTCTGAGATAGAAATAAAGGACTCTAAAGATACTTCACTAATAGAACTGTTTAACTTAGTAGGTAAGTTTTTAGGAGAACCTACAGAGGCTGAGGTAGGTTCGTCTGATACTATCAATTTTGAGGGTATAGACTATGTTTTTATAGAATCTGCTAAAACAGCTGGAGGAGTAGAGAAACTTTTAGGCGGTGCTACCTTTAAACACTTTGCAGAAAGTCAGGCATTATCTACGTTATTTCAAAAGAAACAGTATAGAAAGTGGGAGTACATTGCTAGAATCACAGCCATACTATTTAGAAAGCATCAGGATGAGGAATATAATGAGCTTAAAATAGATACACGATCTAAGAAGTTTTTAGACTTACCAGTATCAGAAGCATATAAAGCATATTTTTTTTTGGACTCGCATATCAACAAATTACAAAGTTCTACCCTAACATCTTTAACGGAAAGAGCGGTAAACCAATCGGATCAGCCTCGGAAACAATTGTTAAAAATGTTTATTGGCAAATTAAAGCCTATGAACTATCTGAGAAAGGTATTTACACGAAAGACGGATTAAGTCCATTAGAAAGTGTTTATTATACTAATGTTTGGGATATAATGCAGTTTATAAGCATACAAACAGCTCAAGATACTTTAAAGTATGAATCACAAGAGCTAGCACATAAAAACGCAAAACGTAGCAGATAATGGATAGAACAATGTTTATAGATCAAGTACTAGAATCCTGTGAGCTTTATAGATATGATATATTAGGGCAGTATGTTAAATACTATTTACTTGGTGTATCTGATAACCTAGTAAGGGTTGAAATGCGATACTTTGATGAACATAGCGAGGTATGTACTACTTTAGAGTTTCAAAATGATGAGGAGTTAATAGATGCTTTAATAGATGAGTTATAATAATTTATTACTATATTAGCACTTCACACTAAACAAAAACAACATGACTATTAAGATTGAAAACAAACAGCAAGAGCAAATAACACTAGAAAACTTAGGTAATGAGGGTTATAGATGGTCTACTGATGTATACCCTATTGACTTCAAGCCTTCTTTAACTGAGAACTTTAATAAAATAGGCTTTCCTTATATTATGTATATAAGTAATAATGTTATTGATTGGGATTATAATCATAAAGTAGAGTACATTAAAACAGATAATTCTAAGGTAAACGAAAACTTACTAAAAGAGAATGAACTTTTAAAAGTACAACTATCTAATATTGAGGATTGGTTAAGAACTAGTATTAATGGTGTAGAGTCAGCAGAACATATATTAAACTTATTCTTTAACGATTAACTATGAAACACAAACAAACACAAAGCGAAGCAGATATTATTAGACAGTTTGACAAGCAAATACGGTATGAATTATACGAGTTTATGTATATGCATAAATGTCCATCATATTGGGGTAAAAAGTTATTTATAGAAACTAGAGATTTTAATGTTTACAATTGGAAAATAATACAAACAGATGAATATTTATTTAAAAAAAACAAACGTGAAGGGGCTGATATGTATAAATTTATGTATGAAACTGTATTAGAACACAAAAAAAGATTAGTAAAAGTTGATAATGTAATGTATTATGATGTATCCTAGAGTACTTGTTGCAATGCCTACAGCAGATAAGAAAGATTATTGCGTAGATGAGTTTATAGAGCAAATTAAGACGTTTACATATCCATTATACGACATCTTTGTATTAGATAATAGTAAAGACCCTAAACACGTTAAAAAGTTTTGGGAAAACGGTATAAAGGCAGTACACGAGCCTATCAATGGCAACTTTAAGTCTGAGTTAGCTAGACATCAAAACATAATTAGAAACTACTTTTTAAATGGTGATTACGATTACCTGTTAATGTTAGAATCTGATGTATTTGCTGGTGAATGTATCATAGAAAACTTAGTTAGTTATGCTGATGTTTACGGTGCTAGTATAGTTACCGCCACTTATGAGATTAGAAAGGAGGAGGATTTACTATGTTTAACCTCAACATCTGATAGGAGAGCTGTAAGAAGTGAGAAAATACTAACTAGAGAACATGGTTACAATATTATGGGGCAAGGTACTTTACCATTAAGACATTTATTAGTTGATCCTGATGCTAGAATAACCGCAACTGGAATAGGTTGTACTTTATTTGGTAGAGATGTATTAGAACAGGTAGAGTTTAGGGTAGACTTAGAATTAAATGCTAATGCTTTTAGTGATACATTTATTTTTACTGATGCTGAGAAATTAGGACATAAAATCTTAATTAATTCTAATCTTATATGCACTCATAACAAGTAATTTATTAAATTAGTGTTATGGATGAGATTATAGGAATGGCATTAAACCCTGAGTACTTTGAAACTGAGGAGGAGATGGATGGATTAAGTGATGAAATAGCAATGATCCATATAGCAATTGGACATATACCAACCTCAACAAAAATAGATTTTATAAAACAAAATTAACATTAAGCCAAATGAGTTTAGCCACTAAAAAAGTACTAGAGAAAGAGTTAGAAGTATTTAAAAGCCGTATTGAGTTCTTAAATAAATGGATAACTGAGATTACAAAAAAACCCTATGAAACTGATTACGATAGTTTCTATGCATTAAACGAGGTTTACAAGCTAGAAAACGAAAGAGATTTCAAAGTTACTTTAGTATCTCAAAGAGTTAGCCAAATAGAAACAATAAACCAGCAAGAGGAGTTAAAAACAAAAGCATCTAAAGAATTGCCCGATTTGATTAATAAGGCTGAAATCGTATTAGAGCAAGTAAGAGCGGATTTAATCGCTTTAAAGAGCTCTAAACCACTAAAGAAAGAGGCTAAAGAGCAAAGGTTAAACGGTATTAAAATGATTTCACTACAAATAGAGCAGATTGATACTATTATAATGGGTTGTATTGATAGATATAAGGTAAGTAACACACATACTCAGTTATTATCAGACTTTAGAGTATTAAATGAGGTGCTAAAGCTAAAGAAATGAGTTTAATAGGGTTATTGTTTACCTTGTTATTAATTAGAATAATAGTAAAGTTTATACGGAATAATTTCCAATAAACAAAATTTTTTACAGAAAGGGGGTTTAATTACCCTCTTTTTTTTGTACATTAGTTTTATCCAACTATGAGTCGTATATCTGAAAATATGGCTACAATAATAAATAATACAGACGGTATAGAAATCACTGATAACGGTGGTAGCGTCTATTTCATTAAGTATGAGAATTGTAAGCTCATAAAATCAGCAACTACTTTAAGTATTTATGATAACTCTAAAAGGAGATTAGGAGCTAATGCTTTAAGGTTCTCAAGTGCTGAGGTATCAAACCCTTCTACAGTTAATGTAGATGCTCTTTATTTATCAATTAGAAACTTTATAGATTAATGGCTACAATTACTAATTTAACTAGTGGTATTGAGGTAACTTTTGCTGGTGCAGTTACTTATATTAAACATAGTAATGTTAAACTTCTTAAAAGAGGTACTAACTTAAATATTTATGATAACTCTGATGATGATGGAAGTCAAAGAGGACAAGCTTACATAACAATACCTTATAGCGAAGTTACATCTCCAATAACTGCTAACATTAACGAACTTTATACAGCTGTTAAAGGTTACATAGATGTATCTAGTGGTGGTGGTGGTGGTAGTCAGCAACCTTTTACGTTTACAGCTGTTAATTACACAGATTTATTAACTAAAACGGGTATGTCATCAGGTGATGTAGCTTATGTAAATGATGCACAAGGTACTCAGTGGTTACCAGGTACAATAGGAGGTAACTACTACCCTAATGGAATATATCTTTATACTGGTGGGTCTTGGACTTCAGACCGTAACGCTATATCTTATGAATTACATTTAGACGATGTTAGATTAGACGCTTTAGAAGCTAGGTTACAACTTACTGACGGAGATAAAGGAGATGTTACTGTATCTAGTTTCGGTACTGTTTGGGATGTTAATCCGCCATCAGTTAATAGCGTAGTAACCGCAACAACTTTAACGCCTAATGTAGACCAGTACGATCAAGAGGATATAACAGACTTAGCTAGTGATTTAACAATAGCAGCTCCAACAGGTACTCCATTAGTAGGAATGAAGTTAATAATTAGGTTAACAGATAACGGAACTAATAGAGCTTTAACATGGGATAATATTTATAGAGTTATTGGTGTTACATTACCAACAACAACAACAGCTGATAAGATTTTATACATTGGTTGTATTTATGATGAGGCTGGTAGTAAATGGGATGTTATAGCTATTAAAGAAGAGGTTTAAAAAGTAGTAATAATAAGTATTAAAAATTAAAAAAAAGTGATAACAATAATTACTAAAATAGAATTAGAGGGTACTGATAATTTAAACTATACTGATGTTGGTTACACTACAGATATAAGTATAATAAACGAGATTAACGAGGCTTATGATGTTTCTTTAGGTGTTTTTTTAGGTGAGAATAGAACCAAACTAGAAATAGGTGAGGTATCAATAAGTACTTTTTTTAGTGGTGTTAGCTATGTTAATGAAGCTAGAACAGAAGTAGATACTATTGAAGGGTCAGGACTTACAGAAATAACCAATACAAATCAATTGTAATGGCTGCACCTACTAAAGGAAATACAACCAACGTAAATCCAACTCCAGGAGCAAGCTTTTACCAGTTTACGCATAATCAAAATACTGGTAATGATGGTATGGTTATAGTTCAGTTAACTATGGCTAACACTGTTACACCATCAACGGCTACTTATAACGGTGTAGCAATGACTAGATTGTACACTATTAACAGAGGTGGATTAAGTCAAAGGATGGCTTTCTATTACCTTTTAAACCCTCCTACAGGTAACAATACGTTAAGAGTTAACTTTAGTGGTAATCAATGGAACCCAATATCTTTGCACGCTAGAAGTTTTACTAATTCAGGCGGTATTGGTGCATCTTTAAGGAGTGGAGGAAGTTCTAGCCCAAACACTAAAACATTGACAGTATCTCAAGATAGTCTAATAATGATAACGTCTTGTTCTGTTAACCAAATACTATCTCAGCAGATACCAACGGGAGTAGCTCAGTTATTTACAACTCACAACACTAATAGACAAGTAGCTACAGGAGCTATATCAATTGATGTGGGTGAGAGTGCTGGATCTGTAAGTTTAACATCCGTTTGTACCTTTGGTAACATAACACTAGATAGAACAGAAATACTAGGATTAAATACACCTCCTACCGATACGTCAGGTGGTGACTTCTTCTTATTAATGTAAATAAATTAAATAATAAGATGGAAAGTGTTTTAAAAGAGTTAGCAGAGAATTTAGAGGGGGGAGTAATAACAGCTTTAGTTATATTGGTTTTAGCTTTTATGTGGATATTTAAAAAGAATATACCTACATGGGTAAATACCATTTTAAGCGTAAAGAATAAGTTAACTATTAAGTCATTAGAACATCATGACATTTTCAACACATGTGCAAGGGTAGAGAAAGAGGTATCTTTTATGAAGTTCTACACTCATGGAGAATATGACATTTCTAAAAGTAAGATGTGTAAAGACTTTGTAAAGTATAAGATTAAATTATGTTCAGAAAGCTTTAATAACATACTTAAAGAGGATATTGAATCCATGAAATCTGATGAGTTTAAAATGTATATAATAGAAGCTCAGACACAAATGCACGTTAATTATATTGGTGCTATTGTAGATGAGTGGAGGGGTAAAGGTATTGCTGAAGATGATATAAAGTACGTAGTTGAGTTATTTGAAAAGTTTAGGTATGATGTTGTAAAGGCTTTTGAATATAGAATCAATTCAATATTTAGTACAACTAGCCATAAAAACAATACAAGACGGCTATTAGCTATCTTTGAGATGTGGGCTTTTGGTATCGACATGTTGCCCAGGGATATGCAAACAACTTTTGAAACATTGAACGGTAGATTTAAAGAAATAAACTACTAAGTAAGTCCTTATTTAGAATCAATCTAAATTATTTTAGTATATTTAAACTATGGCTGATTACAGTAATATAATAGACGAATTACAGATAATAGCTAATGCCTTTGATGATGTTAGCTATTTTCTTTATAACCGAGTTAGTGCTGTAAATGGTACTCAAAATGCTAAAGGTTATCCATTAATTCTAGTAAACTCTACTCCTAATACTATACGAGGTGATATTAATAATTCTTTTTTACCGAATAATAAGCGTTTTACCTTTGATATCTTTTGCTATAATTTGCGAAATAGAGATGTACAAGCGGTTAAGACGATGCAAAAAAGCCAAGCTGAGGTAGATGCAATCCTAGATAAATATATAGCTGAGGTAATTAAAAGAAATATATCAGGATCTAATGGATTTAGTATCGTAGAGTTTAACACAATAGGCGGTTTTATGGCTCATGATGTACACAATGATAAGTTAGTGGCATCTAAATACTCAATAACAATAGAATTAGACTCAAACTGTTTAACTGGTACATTTAACTATTAATGCTAGACTTTTCTAAGGTAGAAAATATGATAATTAAGGCTTTGCAAACTGAGTTAATCGGGCAAGGTCATAAAGCTAGTGGTGAGTTAATTAGCACAATAGAGGGTAGAACTATGCAGTTACCTGACAATGTAGTTATTGAGATACTAATGCAAGACTACTCAAGATATGTTAATGATGGTAGAAAGCCAGGATCAAAGAAAGTACCTATAAGTGTTTTAGTAGATTGGATAGAGCGTAAAGGAATAGCAAGTGGAGATAAGGACATAAAAAACTTAGCCTTTGCTATTCAGATGAGTATATTTAAAGAGGGCTCACCAACTCAAGGTAGTTTTAAGTTTAGTAATAACGGTCGTAGGGCTGGTTTTATAGACTTTGTAATACTTAATGAGATAAACCCAATAGTAGACGCTTTAGCTAAAGAAGTGTTTAGAAATGTAGATGATATAGTAACTGATATAGTTCAAGACTATAATAAAGATAATAAGTAATGGCAATAACTTTAATAACAGCTCCAACATCTCCAGTACTAGCTTATAGTCCTGTAATGTTTCAGTTAAATAGTAATAACGCTGATATAGTTCACTTAATAATTGAAACGGTAGTATCTTATGATGGTAGTGTTACAAGTATTAGAAAGTCAGCAACAAGCATACAACCTAATTTAACTACTACTAATGAGTTTACTTTTGACGTATCTGATATATTAAGTGCTAACCTTAGTTTTATTTTAAAGACTTTAGGAGCTAGTGCAGTTATAAATGATACTGATAACTTACAGTTTAAAATAAAGGCTTATGAGGTTACTGAAAACCCAACAACTAAGCTATTAGAAACTAACTACGATCCAGCAGATGCAAGTAATACTAATTTCAATTACCAAAGTTCTACTTTTGCTGCTTTCAATTGGAGTGAGAGTCATTTTAGCCTTAATAGTTTTAATTTGTCTGATTACTCAATGGTTTCAGATGATAAGATATTCCTTACTGAGGGTACTAACCCAAAAACTATAGAACTTAATCAAAATGAGTTCTTAGGTATGGCTTATGCTGTATCTAGTGGAGGTGTTAAGAACTATAAAATAGAGGTATTAACATACAATAGTGTTAACGCTTTATTAAACACTGATTTAATAGATGTAACGCAATGGAATCAGGTTAACGTAAATTCATTAACTGACCCTTATTTAGACGCTCCTGTAGGTACTCAAAACCTTATTAACGCTGGTATTAGTTTAACCAATGTTGCATACTATACAATTAGGTTAATTAATGATGATGGTGATAGGTCAGAATTAAGAAGATATAATATAATTGAAGGATGCCCAACAGATTTAAGAGTACATTTCGTTAATAAGTTTGGTAAACAAGATAGTATAACGCTAAAAGGTAATCAGATTGAGGGATATACAAACAAATCTACTAGATACCAAAAAGCGTTAAGTAGTACTTATAGTTCTAGTGATTATGGTAATGCTATTGTAAGAAATACAAAGGTTAAAAACTTTACGGCTTATTCTAAAACAATTGGTAGAGATACCCTAGCTTTTGCGCAAAGTATGTTAACTAATAACATGGCATGGATTGAGGTAGGTAGTAGTTACTTTAGTATCATTATTGATGATGGTAGTGGTGTAAAAGTTAATGAGCATAATATGCCTATACAATTTATTTTAAATTTTAGTTTAGCTAATAACGAAAGAGGTTTAAGAGGATGAATGACGTAGTAATTAGAATATTAGATACTAGTAACACTGTATTAGGTGATTTAGACTTAACTAGCTTTACTGACTTTCCTTTAGTACTTACTAAGGGTATTGTAAACCTAGATAATTTAAAAGCTCGTACTGGTACATTTTCAAAGACTTTTAAAGTACCTAATACTAAAAACAATGCTAATCTATTAAGTAATGTAGATAACATCAACAGTAGAAAGGATTATAGAGATGCTTTAAACCGTAAACCTTGTGTTATAATAGTAAGTGGTACACAAATAGATAAAGGCTTTATTCAAGTAGGTAAAGTATTTGACGGATTTGAGTTAGATAGTTATGAGTTAGTTTTCTTTGGTAATAACATTGATTGGGTAAAGGGTGCTAGTGAGTTAAAGTTAAACAGTATTACGTACGCTAACAACTCTCAAGTTTATAACGAATTAGGAATAAATACAGCTAACGGTCTAAACTCAGATACTTACAATCATGCATACCCTTATATTAGTAGAGGTGGTAATGAGGATGGGCAAAATGCCGAAGTTAGAGATTTTTATCCTGTGTTTTATTTAAGATCATTAATAAGAAAAGGGTTAAATAGTTTAGGTTGGAATATTGAAAGTAGTTTTTTAAATGATGTTAATGTAAAAAGATTAGTTTGTGATTTAAACCCTAATTTTACAATTAATGATGATACACTTAATGAAAGTATAACTAGAGCAGAGTCTACATCTAGTTCTACTATGGCTGCATCTTTTAACGCTAGGACACAAGTTTATTTTGCTGATGACTCTACACCACCTAACGAGGATGTAAACAATAATTATAATAATTCAGACGGAACATATACAGCTCCATCAGATGGTACTTATATTTTTGATGTTAGTATTAATACTGGTAATTGGCTTGAAACTAGAACTGGAGTAACATTAAATGCTGCAATATGTGTAGGTACTGGTAATACTTTTGGAGTAGATACTGTTGTAGCTGATAATGAATTAATTTCTGTTTCAACTACATCTAATGAAACATCTACGGCTAGGTTAACTGTTTCTATGACAACAGGTCAAAAAGCATCTGTTTTTTGTAGTTATTTTCCTTTTACGTTTGGGAGTGGAGCTGGTGATATTCTTAGCGGTACTTTTTTTCATGCTCAAAGAAAAACCGAAATGGCTGATGGAGATTTATACTCTCTTAATGAAATCATACCAAACGGTATTACTTTACTAGATGTTATTAATGACTTTACTAGAATGTTTAATATTTACTATTGGACTGATGTAAAGACTAAAACAATATACTTAGAGCCTAGAGATACTTTTTTTCAAAGCAAAACAAGTGCTTTAGATTGGACTAATAAGTTAGATATAGGAAAAGGTTATGAAGTAGACTACATAAGTAGCTATAAAAGAAATATAGAGTTTAAGTATAAAGACTTAAATAATGATGAATGGCTAAAGGGATGGCAAGACTTAAATAAAAGGACATACGCTAGATATAACTATGTTTTACCTGATCGTTTTGCAGAAGGTACAAATACAGTTGAGTTAGGTTTATTTAGTGCTAGTTATGCTCATAATGCGTATGAAGTTACACCAATAACAGGAACTTCTTTTAATGCTAATTTAGGGGCTGTTACTTTAAAGATATGGGATGAGTATTTAGTAGGTGGTAATATACCTACTAAAAGGATAACTGACTACAATCCTAAAATTTACCTATTTAATAACGGTGTGCAAACTGGTAGAGAGATTAGCATATTTAATAATACTACTTCTATAATTCCTTATGGTATTTTTGAAACTTATAACAATACTACTAGTGATATTAACTTAAGTTTTACGGGTACTGATGGTTTGTTTTCTACCTATTATTCTAAGATGTTTAAAAACATTGAGGAGGGAGGTAGGTTAGTTGCTTATTTGAATTTAACTAGTACAGATATAGACAATTTAGACTTTAGAAAGTTAGTGTATATTGATAGACCGAGTAAGGTTAGCGGTTACTACTTAATAGAGCAAGTAATTGACTATAACCCATTAAGCGATGGATTAACAAAGGTTAGTTTATTTAAGTTTGAGAACTTAGGCAGTGTAGCTATTGATGGCTCACAAGAAGGTAATAATAGTGATAACGAGGATAATGGTAACACACCAGCACCACTACAACCAATATACGTAGAGGACGGAAGTAATTTAATAGAGGTTTATATAGAAAACCCAGTAACAGGATTAATAGAACCAGTTTATAGATAAGTCATGGCAGATAAGGTAGTAGCAATTAAGATAGACGTACAAGGTACAGCAGATCAAAAAAAGAAACTAGAGGGTTTAGAAAAGTCTTTAAATACTTTAACTAAAGCCCGTAAAAGAGTTAACGACCAATTAAAAAACGGTAAGATAACTAGAGACCAATATGCTAAAAGCATGGCTCAAATTAATTTAAAACTTAAAGGTACTAGAACAGAACTTTTAAAGACTAGACAGCAGATGCTAGGACTTGATAGTTTTACTAAAAAACTAGGAAAGAGCTTTAGTAAGTTAGGGACTTCTGTAGGTGCTGCTTTTGTTGGTTTGTTTGCGGCTCAAAAGTTGTTTCAAGTTGTAAGTGATGGTGTAAATACTATTAAAGATTTTGAGCAACAAATGGCAAAAGTCAAAGCTATTACAGGAGCTACTAATGAAGAGTTTCAAGCTTTACAAGCATCCGCTAAAGACTTAGGGTCTACTACTCAATTTACAGCTAGTCAAGTAGGGCAATTACAAGAGGAGTATGCTAAATTAGGTTTTACAACTCAAGAGATACTAGACGCTTCAGAAGCTACATTAGAATTAGCAACCGCTACGGGTTCAGACTTAGCACAATCTGCTAAAGTTGCTGCATCTACTATTAAAGGTTTTGGATTAACAGCTAAAGACACTCAGAAAGTAGTGGATATAATGGCTAAATCTTTTACTAGCTCTGCTTTAGATATTAATAAGTTTGAAACTGCTATGAGTTCGGTAGCTCCTGTTGCTGCTGCTGTTGGTTTTAGTATTGAGCAAACTACGGCTAGTTTAGGTATCTTAACTGATGCTGGTTTTGATGCGAGTACAGCTGGAACGGCATTGAGAAATATACTTTTAGATACTCAGAAAGCTGGTATATCAGTAACTGAGGCTTTTAGACAAGTTAGAGAAAGTACAGACCCAGCTACAAAAGCTTTAGATTTATTCGGGAAAAGAGGTGCGGCAGTTGGTTTAACACTTGCTAAAAATGAGGATAAAGCTAATGCATTTGCAAAGTCTTTAGAAAACGCTGGAGGTGCTGCTTCTGCAATGGCTAGAATAGTAGGTGATACTTTAGATGGTGATTTAAAACGTCTAAGCTCAGCATGGGAGGGTTTAATACTTAACTTTTCTGAAACTGATTCATTAAGGGATATTGTACAGTTTACAACTGATTTAGTTAGTGGGATTAGTGGATTAACTAAAAATGTTTATGAGCAATCTGATGCTATGGAGGAGCAAAGGGCTACTATTAGCGTTTTAGTTGGTAGGATAACATCCCTTAACGAAGGTACTGAAGATAGAAAAAAGTTAATCAATGAGTTAAACGCTATTAGCCCTGATTTCCTAAAAGGCTTAGATCAAGAGAACTTAAAGAATGAAACTTTAGCTAAAAGACTTAAAACGGTTAATGACCAATTGGTTAATAAAATAATAATACAAAGAAAAACAGATGAAATAGACGCACAAGCGGAGAAAACAACCGATAAAAAAATAGCAAACAGGGAAGCTTTAATAGAGCTAGAAAAAAGATTAGACGAGCGAAAAGCTAAAGGAGCTAAATCTATAGAAAGAGCTAGAAAAGGCGAGCTTAGCAGGCTTTTAACAACACAAGATGCCGTAGATAACTTTATAAAAAGTGAAGAAAAAAGACAAGCTATTTATACTGATTTTAACAAAAGTACAGTTCAAAGGGCTCAAGCTATTAACGCACTATCTAAAGCAGAGAAAACTGCATCTATTTTCTCTGAAAACCTTAACGCATTAATATCAAAAGCGTTTTTAGCAGAACAAGAGCTAAATGATGAAAAGAAAAAATCAGAAGTTTTAATAAGTGAAAGAATAAAATTAGAGGAGGAGTTAGGAATAACTACTGAAAAATCCACTGATGCTGATAAAGCTGCTGCTGCTGCTGCCTTGAATGCTGCTAATGCTAATAAAGAACTAGGTAAATCATTTAAGTTTATAGCTGAGGAGTTAGAGGATCTTGATGATGATAACGAAAAGTTTGAGGAGAATTTTGTAGACATTAATAAAGGTAAAGAAGAATCTCAACAAGCGTTTTTTGACTTTATAGATGAAGGTTATCAAGAAAGTTTTGACCTTAACCAAAAACTATTAGATCAGGATGTAGAAGCTTTTGGAAAGTCACTTTTAGACAAACAAAAACTAGAGGAGGATAACGAAAAGCAAAAAGCTATAATTAAGCAAGAACTAATAAAAGGGGGTATAGAGGTTGCTAACGCTGCTGCTACTGCTTTAGTTGATGTAGCTGGTAGGAAAGCAGAAAGAGAAAAGGATATAGAACTTTCTAACTTAGACGCTAAATTAGAAAACGGTTTAATAACTCAGGAGGAGTTTGAGTCTAAAAAACTAGAGATAGAAAAGAAAGCTTTTAAACAGAAAAAAAAGCTAGAGTTAGCTAATATTGCTATAGCATTAGCTACTGAAATTGCTAGTATTCAAGCGGCTGCAGCGGCTAACCCATTAAACGCTGTTACTTTTGGTGGTGCTGGGTTAACACAATCTAGTGTTTTAACTGGTATTGCTATTGCTAAAAGTGCTGTTCAAGCTGGTATTGTCGCTAGTCAATCATTTGCTGAGGGTGGATATACAGGAGGTGGAGTTGGTTCTCCTGATGCTACAGGGTTTAGACAAGCTGGTGTAGTTCATGAGGGTGAGTATGTTGTACCTAAGAACGTATTAGAGTCTAACGGTGGTAGTAGATTAGTTGGTGCTTTAGAATCAATGAGAAACAATAGACCACAACCGTATTTAGGTGCTGGATTTGCTAATGGTGGTTTTTCTAGTGGTGGTGGTAATTTAGATATTAACGGTCTTAGAGATGAAATAAGCTCCGCTGTTATTAGTAGTATTGGTTCTATTCAAGTTGTAAATGTTGCTACAGAAACAACTACACAAGCTAATAGAGTTAATAACATTCAAAGTGAGGCTACATTTGGGTAAATAAAAAAGGAGGGTGTTTTAAACCCTCCTTATAACCTATCTACTAAACAATACTACTCGCAAAAGTGTTGCTAATATACTCTATTTTATTTAATAAATGGTTATATTTGTTTTATGCTACTAACTAAACTATTCGGCAAAGCTAAAAACTACACTAGTGACATACTAGATAGCAAATCAAAACAACAAAGATTAGATACTTGTAAGTCATGCACTAAATACAGGAAAGACTTTACATTTTTACTAATATTTAAAAAGAAAAATATACCTCAGTGCGGTATCTGTAAATGTGCTATTAATGATAAAATAATATGGGAGGATGAAAAATGCCCTAGAGAATTATGGTAGACTTTGACGTAAACGAGAATTTAAACAACATAACCCAGGAGGAAAGAGATAATATAAAAGAAGCTATTAAAAAGGTGCTAGGTAAAATGCGACCTGATTCAATAAGCTTAGATTATTTATTCCAAATGTTTAAAGATAATATAGATCCAAAATTTGACGGTAAATGTGGAAAATGCAAAAAAAGAGTGATAGGTTATTGGAATCAGAGATTAAGGAGTTGGGAGATGTATTAACACATACTTTGTACTCTGTAATAGATAAGGCTTTAGATAGTAGACACGCAATAACAATACTACTAGACAAGGGTTTAATTAATGAAACAGCTATAAGAGATATAGCGGTAATTAATGACTTTGATAAGATGTATAATATTCCATTAGCTAAAAACATGGATATATATTATAACCTATCTGTAAAGTATGATTTATCAGTAAATCACATCAGGAGAATAATAAGAGATAGATAACTATTTTAAGGAGGTAGTTTAATTGGGGTAGCTTAACGGTTACCCTTTTTTTTGTTCATTACTTAAACATTATGTTAAACAGATTATTGTAATCATTGCATAGATGAAATGGTATAACGTAAAAAATTCTATTAATAATCTTTCAATCTCTATTGATGAGGAGATAGGCTCGTTTGGTGTTAATGCTAAAGACTTCATAGAAGAGGTACAAAGCAATGGATCAAAAAACATTGAGTTAACTATAAATAGCGGTGGTGGTTCTGTATTTGAAGCCTTTGCAATTTATGACTATCTAAAAACATCTAATCTAAATGTAAATGTTAAAATAGTAGGTGTTGCGGCATCTGCTGCATCTGTTTTAGCTCTTGCTGGTGATACTTTACCAACAATGACTGAGAATAGTGTAATAATGATACATAACGCTTGGATGCCTGTAATTAGTATGCAAGGTATGAATAGTGACGAGATTAGAGACTATCAGAAAGAACTTGAGAAAGATGCTAAGTTAATGGACTCTTTAAATTTAAAGATTGCTAAGATTTACTCTAATGCTACTGGTTTAGATTTAGAAAGAGTTCAAAAGATGATGAGCGATGAAACTTGGATATTTTCAGAGGAGGCTTTGGAATTAGGTTTTGTTAGCGAAGTTAAAGAAGGTAAGAAAATAGCAGCTTTTGCAAGTGCTAAAGACTTAGCTAAAATGGGGTATAAAAACACTCCATCCAATTATGTAAATCAATTAAATAACGTGAATATGTCAGAGAAAAATGAGTCTATTTTAGACAAGTTAAAAGCTCTAATCTCTAATGAGGGTGCTAAAGAAGTATCTAAAGAGGTTGCAGAGCCAAAAGATGCTCTTGATATTGACGCTTTAAAAGCTGAATTATCGGCTAGTATTAAAGCTGAATTATCAGAAGAGTTAGAATTAGTTAAAGCTGAAAAGTTAGAACTAGAAGCAAAGTTAGAAGCTGAGAAAGCTGAGGTTTTAGCTAAAGCCGATGAGGTTGAGTTAGCTAAGAAAGAAGTAGAGAAAGCTAAAGCTAGCAGAGATGTATCAGAGGCTAAAGCTGATGTTACTGAGGAAATTAAGAAAGAAGTTATCGTAGATGAGTTGGGTAGTGCTATCATCAACGTGTTAAAATCAATGCACTAGAAACTAAATTATTTAAAAAAGAATGGCAAATTTTATTACACAATCAATTTCTAGTACGTATAGCGGAAAGGAATTTACAGAGATTTTATTCGCTCCACAAGAAGGTTCGGATGACTTACAAGGAATTAGAGTAATTCCAAACATTAAAGTTAAGGCTAATATGTACCTTAACTCAACTTTAACTAAGATTGTACGATCTTATTCTACTTGTGGTTTTTCTGCTACAGGTGGTGTTACTGATGTTTCTGATAGAACTTTAGAAGTATCTAAATTAAAGGTAAACCTTGAGGAGTGTGGAGATGCATTTTATGGTACTATCTTTGAAGAGTTTTACGGTGCTGGTACTGCTATTGATGACTTACTGCCTACTGTAGTTGGTGAAATCGCTAGAAAGAGAGTTGCTGAGGGTATTTCTGATGATAACGGAAGATTAGCATGGTTTGCTGCTTCATCTGCTGCATCTGCTGATTATAACCAATTTGATGGACTTATCCAGCACTTTGTAACTGATTCAGCTCAATTAGGTCAGTATGTTGAAATGACTGCAATCGCTAACGTTGAAGGTACTGACGGTGTTTTAGTTGCTGATGGAGCTTATGAGCTTATGAAATCTGCATACCAAAACCAAACTAAAGTATTAAGACAAATGCCAAATGCGTCTAAATCTTTTAGAGTTACATCTACAATAGTTGATAACTTAATGACTACTTTCGAGCAGTTAGGAACAGGAAACGCTTTAGGATTAGCTATGTTGAAAGAGGGTCAGTCTTTGACTTTTAGAGGTATTCCAGTTGTAGAAATTACTGGATGGGATACTCAATTAGCTGATGCTGCTAACCCTAACTCAGGTGGTTTAGGTGCTGATATTGGTGCTAACATGATGGTTTATACTGTTAACGATAACCTAGTATTAGGTACTGATGTTAATGATCCATCTGCTCAATTGAAATTCAGAAGTAATGATGATGATGATGAATTACTAAAAATTATTGCTAAGTACAAAATGGGTACTCAGTTTGTTTTTGGAGAATTAATCTCTTTCTACTTCTAAGAAATAAAAGCCCCTCCTTAGTGGGGGGTATTTTTTAACTTATAATATTATATAAAAATGGCAGAAATTACAACAGATATTCTATTAGCTTGTGCTGATGAGAATAGACGAGGTGGTATAAAGTCTGTTTATGTTATCAATAAAGATGATATAACTAGCTTTACAGCTTCTACGGTTGCTGGAGAATACGCTTACACAGCGGTTACTTTATCTACTACAGATGATAAATTTTACGAAATTGAAGGAGAATTAGAGGGTAAATCTTATTCTAGTGAAGGATCAAGAGAGAACGGTTCTATAGCATACGAAACTACTTTAGAGGTGTTTTGTCCTAAAATGGAAAAGACTAAAGCTTTTGGGATTAACGAATATGTTGAGTCTTGTGGTTTAGTGGTAATCTTTGAAACTTATAACAAAGAAACAGCAGATAATAAAGCTTTTGTTTTAGGATTTGATGAGGTTATGGGTAAAGATGCATCAGTTGATGCAATCGCTAACGAAGTATTAGAGGGTGAGTTACAAGGGCAAAACGGTTATACCGTTACATTTGCTGGTAAACAAGCTCAAATAGTAAGAGAATTTGTAGGAACAATTGAAACTAACAGTAATGGTACTGTTTCTTTTGGTTCATAAAAACTTTGGCTTATAGTGGATAGTTACGAGAGTAACGA